CCACGGTCCCTTTCCTAGCTTTGTAGGTAAGTTCGGACCATTTGTACCACAGAACCAATCAGGGCGGAGGACAGCGCAACCCTGGGGTGCGGACTATTTCAGCGTGTTCAAGAAAGCCAGACACGACGAACGTGACTATTCGATGGTTTCCTTGGGATGGCGGTCAAAGATCGCCGGCACCCGAACCGACCATCTTCATATCGATGATATCCAGTCACGGGTGTCTCTGAACTTGACCGAACAGATGTACGAGGTATTCCGTCAGGACTGGCTGACCCGTCCCGGTGAGAAGGGTCGAACGAGTATCAACGGTACTCGAGTCGGTGAAGGGGACTTCTACGAACGGGTAATGGACGAGATCGATGACGACATCCTGCAAGTCATTCGCTTTCCGGCGATCATCACGAATGACGATGGTGAACCGGAGCCGTTGTGGCCCGAGATGTTCACGTTGGAGAAACTGGATCGTATCCGCCGGAAGGTCGGGGACGATGCGTGGGCCAGGAACTACATGCAGGAACCGACAAGTTCCTCATCGGCCACGTTCACAGATGAGTCGATTCAGAAATGCCTGAATCCCCTACGCTCGACTCTTCACGATCCACCGAAGGATTGCAGCGTCTACATCGGGCTGGATCCGGCACTCGGATCGAACAACTGTGTTATCGCTGCTACTCCCCATGAGGGAAAGCTCAAGATTCTCTTTGTCAGAGAAGATGTGGGACTTACCCGCAACGAGCAGATCTTGGGCATCGTGGAAGATGCGATACTCCGTTGTATGAAGAATGGCAGCACCGTTTCGGATGTCGTCATTGAGGCAATGGTCTTCCAGAAGGGTCTGTCCAGGGACGAACGATTGATCGAAATGACCGAACGGTACGGGTTCAGGGTTAGGGAACATCTGACAGGGATAAACAAGTATGACGAGGCTATCGGCGTTCCTTCAATGGCCTTGTCGTTTATGCGGGAGGAAATCGAAATCCCGTATGCGGATGATTCTCCAACCCGCCACCAGGCGGACCAACTGATTCGGCAACTGAAGGCATGGCGTCCACTGAAGCGTGGAACGAAACTGAGACAGGATCAGGTCATGGCTTTGTGGTTTATCTGGATTCTCTGGCGACAACGAAAGCAGGCATTTGATGTGGACTCTTCACAATTCTCTTTTAAGGCGCTACCTTGGAGTAGGTCTAGGACTCCTGCGCGGGTGATTTGATGTATACATTTGAAGAGATCGTAGGGATTATTCGTCAGCGGCAAGATCACCAATCGCCACTAATGGATCGGATGGTGGAAATCAAGGAACGGTATAACGGTGATTATGTCATACCGCTTCCCTCAATGGCAGAAGAACCGATTCTTCCTCCGTTGACACCAGCATTGATCTCGGAGAATATCGACGCAGTAGCACAGCGAGCCGCGTCAGTCCTCCCGTTCATCGGATGTCCTGCAGTTGATCCCACGAAAGAACGTGGCCGACGATCTCGTCAGTATGCCGATATAAGAAAACGCGCCCTTGCCGCGACTTGGTACCAGAATCGGCTGAAGGTCAAGATGCGCCGTGCCTATCGGCACTTGGCCGGCTATGCCACTACGGCACTGGTTGTCTACCCGGACTACAACCTCGGAATGCCAAAGGTCGAAGTCCGTGACCCATTAGGCGTTTATCCGGAACCGAAGGCTGCTGAAGACTACGACATTCCCCGTAACTGCGGAATGGTGTACGGCAAGTCCGGTGATTGGCTACGAGCCAACTACCCAGCAGCGCGTGAAGAGTCTGGTGGCCCAGTCGCAAAGGATAAGAATGCTCGTCAGGAATTATGGGATGTAGCCGAATGGATCGATGAGGAACATATCGTCATCGGGATCATGGGACCGCGCTATGCCCGGAGTCCGAGCACCCATCCGATGCACAGTACGCAACTGGAACTGTCCCGTTATGTGAACAGGGCTGGGATGCCGTGTGTGATTACACCGGGACGGATCACTCTGGACAAGATCGCATCGTCCGTGTCGAACATCGTCGGCATGACGGACCTGATGGCGAAGTTGATGGCGCTGGAAATCATTGCCCAGGAAAAGGCGATCTTCCCGGACAGGTACATCATCGGACGATCTGGTCAGGTACCGATGATCGTCGGTGGAGAATGGAAGGACGGACGCGAAGGTGAAGTCAACGTACTGCTGGATGCAGAACAGATCGGAGAGCTTCGGTCCTCGCCCGATCCCGCCACGAACATCGCCATCGACCGACTTGAACGGAACGCACGCATATCGACGGGAACGGTCCCTCAGATCGGCGGAGAGTCATATGGCGCTCTTCGCACTGGTCGGGGGATTGACGCTCTCATGGGCGCTTCTCTTGACCCGCGCGTACAGGAACTTCAAGAAACAATGGAAGCACATCTTCCGTATCTGAACGAGTGTATCTTTGCCACTTACCGGGGATACTTCGATGACCAGAAGTTCGTGACCTTCACCGGGTTTGCAGGCGACTTCGGCCATGTCGAGTTCACTCCCCAAGAGCACTTCGAGACATTCGACAACGTGGTATCACATTCGATTCCCGGTGCCGATGTCCAGGGTACGACGATTCAGTTGGGCCAGTTGCTTCAGATGAAGGGCATCAGCCTCAACACCTTCCGAACCAAACACCCGTTCGTTGATGACCCCGAAGCCGAAGGTCGGCGGGTAGATGAGGAACAGTTGGAAGATGCGGTCATGGCTGGAATTCAGCAGCAGGCTGCTACCGGTGCCATGCCAATCGTCTATATCGCAAAGATCGAAAAATACCGTAAGGACGGATTTGACATCTTCGAAGCCATCCAGAAGGCAGACGAGGAGATCCGCGAGGAGCAGGCTCAAGAAGCCCCAGAACCCGGTGAAGGGCAGATGATGGCCCCTGAAGCAGCCCCCGGTTTGGCCGGTCCGCCCGGAATGATGGGTGGCCCGCCAGCACCGGAAGGTGCGCCACCGGGTCTTGCCGAGATGCGGGCCGCGCTACTGGCAGGTGCGAATGCCTAGATCACGCCAGACCCAAGCACCAAAAACCATCGGCATGGAGGCCGGTGCGGCCTATGGCGAGAAGAGTGAAAACCTCGCGGTACAAGATCCCGAACAGGGAGGCGTCGGCCTTCCCATGATGCGGGATGGTGGTTACCAGACCGCTCGAACGCCTGATGGGTCGGTTGCTGCTGCCCGTCCGACAGAGCCATCCGGGGCACCGTTGGATATGGCGCAGCAGTGGATCCCCGACGTTACCCCCCTTACGGCACCAGATGATCGCCCCGACCTGGGATTGCTGGCCGGGTCACCTCGACGTATGCAACAACCGGCGTCAACGCTCACAACGAAGTCTTCGCCAAGGGCAACCAGGCTGATCCGGCGACTGGCCCAGACCACCGGGAATCCCCGGCTCAACGGTCTATTGAGGTCAGCGGAGCGTGGCTAAGGTATACGCCCCATCGGGCCGCCGATATGTAAATCCGTTCCCCAACATGGGGAACAACTATCAGCAGCCGAAATCTCCAACTGTTGGTGGGGGTTATGACTATGGCCCGTCCTTTGAGGATGTTCGCCTGAATAGACGTTTCGATCTGCTGGCTGATAGTGGCTTGGGTCTTTTTGGTGGGGATATGGATGCTCTCACGGAACTCGTGATGTCCAATTCAACCGATGCTGAAATGCTCGACACCTATCTCATTAGCCGTGATGCAGAAGCGATGGAGGGTGCGAAGACATATTTCGAGTCGCTTCAACCCGCGGCCCAAGAGCAGGAGTTCTATGCTCTTCCGCCCTATGCCCAACAGCGGTTACGCGAACAGGGCTACAAACTGCCGAGTGAATCAGGTCCAGGGTTTGCCTGGGGAATGGGCGGTGTTCCGTATGTGGGTGATGCGGTAAGGGGCTTAACCAAGGTCGCCATCAGGGGACTGGGGTTGGCTGGTCGTGCCCTGATGTTGGACAAGGCATGGTACGCCCTTGCGGCTTCTGAACGCCTTGCCTCGCGTCTGGGTCGAGCCATCAACTATGAGATGGAAGCTGGTACTGCTTGGAGCATGAACCCAGCGGACTGGGTTACTGCTTGGCGGGCTGTTGAGCACGCACAGACTTCCTTTGATGAAGCGTCGGTGGATCAGGTTCGTGAAATGGGATTCGATAATCGTGAGGTAGACCTCATCCGCCAATTGGCAGGATTCGGTCCTGACGGAGTGTGGACGTATCTCGCCAAGGAAGCAGCGTTGGTTGACAGGGAAGGCGACGACCAATACATTCGGCAGCTTTTCGATGCGCTTGGGCCGTGGATGAATAGTGACCGGGTTGTGGAAGCGCAAAGTGTCCTCGAAGCGGGGCGTATAGACAATTTTGAATATTCCCGCAAGTTCTACAATAAATACAACCTGTTTCTCCCCGATGTGCGGCGTGGAACCCTGCCAGCACAGATCATGGGTGTTACTGGGTCATTGGCTGTATCGATTCTCTTTGACCCACTTACCTGGGTGGGAGGTATATGGACTCGGGGGGTGAAGGGAACTCGGGCTGGCATGACGACACTGACCAGACCAAGGATGACGGACAAGGTTGGTGACATGGTTGGGGCCTACATGAATCCCAACACTGCCTATATGCCCGCTTCGGGTCTGCGTGGGATGGCTCCTTTCCGGATAATCGAACCGCAATATCTGAATCCTGCAAAGTGGGTGAAGAGCGAGTCGGCTTGGAATAAGGGGACATTCTGGCGCGATGTGACTGATGTCATGCGAGCAGCCGGCCCAAAAGGCATCTCCACTAAGGAGGCTTTCACGGCAGACCGAATGCGTGGTTGGCTTGGATCAGGGCAGAACGTCGATCTGTTCTTTGCCGGGTTGAAGCCAATGATCCTGATTCGTGGTAGGCAGTTGATCCGTTTCATGGACGAGATAGCTGACAACTTTGCCCAGTTTGACGAGTTGGACGATATGGCACGCGGCATCTTCACTGAAGCCGCCAATAAGGGTGAGGTCATGTCCCGCGATAAGGCAATGGAAATAGCCACTCGGAGAATGCAAGAAGCCGACCCCTCCTGGGTGCGTCCCGAAACCTATCTACTCACCAAATATCCGGGGATGGATCCGATCTATAGCCAGTTGATGGCATGGCATACACAGAAGCGGTGGACGAACTACCAGTTCGTTCCGCCAACGGGTGGACCGGTAGATATGGCAGAAGAAGGACTCTCATTCGCTTATGCCGTGAGGGATAGCCATCCTGGTCTGACCACACCTGATGGTATATGGGAGTTCATGTTCTCAGAGGCCGGAACGCAGGCACTATCTACCGGGTGGGGTGGACGGGGTGCGTCGAATGCGCTATTGCTGCCTACTGGCCTCGTTGGCAAGCATCTTGGAAAAATTCGCCACCAGATCAATAGGATTATCGACTTCGGAGCCGCCAAGTTCCCAAGTGGTCTAAATGGCTCCATGTCAAAGATCGCAATGGACTGGATCACCAAACAGAACCACTTCGTAACCACTCAGATCGCCAGACGAATGTTGCTTGAGGTTGGGGACCCGGGCCGGATCTCACTCGCTTCAGGTGTTGTGCTAGATGCACCATCGCTTTCAATCGTTCTTCGGAATCCGAGAGATGTGGCGACCCTAAGAGAATTGGGGATCAAACCAATTGATGATGTGAAAGAACTCCTGAATCACGTTGACCAGCTTCGGTTGGACTACATTGCACACGCGCAGAAAGACAAGGCGTTTGACGAACTCTTCAACTTCTATGCCGAAAATGGAATGAACCTTCGTGACGAGGATGTTATTACCAATATTCTCGTAGAAGGAAAGAATAGAGAGGTTCTTGGACGTTCATGGTTCCGGATATACGACAACTACCTGAACGAAGCCAACCATATTCCCGGTAGCCGTAATGCCGAACTGATCCGTGGCTACGAGGCAGGCGGATTGGGAATCGGTATGCGTGCCAAGGCACTGGCCGTACAACTCATGTACCACCCGGCAAAGTTGGCAAAGAAGATGACCACCTACGTTCCGGTGAACTCCGCTATCGACGTTCTCGATGACAAGACTGCCTTGAAGGAGTTTGAGGCGCTTATCGAAATGGGCGTACTTGCTGATATGCCCCGCGATGTGATCGAAAACTTCAAGGCAGTGTTTATCCACGGTACCGAAGCACAGCGTTGGAACGTCCAGGTTGAGTTTCTGATGGATTTCATAGCACGCTCCGGTGCTCTCGTACATGGTGGACCGAAGATTGAAGACTTCATGCGTCGGTTCATTACGAAAGCCGATCATATTTATGACATTCTCAGACAGGATGGCGTTGATTTATTCAAGGGATTCACTGTGACCAGGGCAAAGACGCCTGCGTTGGCACATGGCGCACAATTGTCATCGATGAACATCATTCCGAACTATCGGGAACTTGCCGGAATAGCCCGTTATATGGGATTCATGCGAAATATGGGCTGGGGGCTGCACCTACCAACTATTGACAAGTTGTTCAGTCGGGTATGGCGACCTGCCGTGCTACTTCGGATTGGGTATATCCCTAGGAACGGTGGCGACGAGTTATTGTCCTACCTTCTTCGTGAGGGACCCAAGCCATATATACGGGGTCGGTTGGCCAGGATCATCTCGGGACGGGTCGCGTTGTGGGACAAGTACGGACGCAAGGTCTACGCCTATAAGGGCAAGAAGATCGACGCGAAGGACTATGCGGACCTACTCATAGCACAGGATATGAAGACCTTGGTTGGCGCAGATGTCAAGAAGATGGGTGCTGTTCACCACAATATGTTGATGGGGGCATTGACGGCACCATTGCGGTGGGCTTCCGAACTTGCTGGTGTTGGCGATGTCGCCGTAACTCGCAAGACCTTTACAAAGATCATGAGCGATAGCGAAACGAAACGCACCTTCCAATTCATGGACTATGACGAACAACTTGAAGTCTTTGACCGGGTGCGTAAGCAGGTACGAGGAGAAGCTACCGAAACGATCCGAGGGTCATTGCTCTATAGGCCGTTTGCTCTAGGACAATGGGCTGCTGCCCGGACCAGCGAGGTTATGTGGGAAATGGGCCAGAATCCCGGCTTGTGGAGCAAGAAGGAATGGGCAGAAAAAGTATGGGGACGGATTGATTCTCCTCAAGCTGTTGAACAATACAACGAAGCAATGGACATACTCCTGTCACATCCGTCGATACGCGACTCGTTCCTCCGTGATCTGTTCAATACCTACGATCCGTACCTGAACTCGCAACATACATTGGATGAGGCGATGCGAGCAGGCGGTTATGGGCGTGCCGTCCATGCCAGGTACCGATTGCCGATGAACTACTCCGGATCGAAGTTTGAGTGGGTTGGTCGTGGTGGTATCGAAGGTTCTCTTGATTGGTGGAATGGACTTAGTACCCAACTCGTTCACATGAGCGGAAGCGAAGGTCATGCCCGATATGCGACAGAACTAGTCCACCATGTAGCACCGGAGTTCGAGAAGCAGAACAGGCTGGTCCTTGATGCCATACTCGAACTAGGGAGCGAGTCGCCAACCCTTCTCTACAACTCTGCTGACCCGATGGGAGCAACCCGGGCCATTGCCCAGGCAAGTCGCCGGTTGGATGACACGCAGCGGGATGCCCTGAACAGGATCTATGGGGAAACCGGTAGGTTGATCGGGGAAGTTGATGCCCCGACCGTGCTGCACCGTCTGGCCAAGGAGGCCGCTGAAGATCCAGAAGATACGAACAATCTGGTCGCTTTCTTTCTGAAGATCAGCGAGGACAGTCCCGATATCGAACTTTGGCGGGCGCTCATGGATCCCGACTATCTGAGTGTTGCGGCGGAAACTGCGGGTGTCAGATTCACATCAAAAGGTATTGGATCGTTGTGGCCACGGGTAATGACCTTCATACTTAATAATCCTGAACCGGGGAAACTCACTGACAGTCTTGAAGAAGCGACCCGACGAGGATTGGATGCAGCAACTCGGTATGGCCATAGTGGTCCGGGTCAGCAGATTGCCCAAAGTCTTGTTTCAACAGAGATGGGTGGAAAGAGGATTGCTGGTCAAACCATGATGGGGCCACACCCTCCCGGAACAGCACGGGTATGGACACCGACGCTACCCGAACCAGCGATGCGAATACTCGCCTCTTATCTGAACAACCCCACGACAGAAGCGCATCAGATATTCGTAAGGACGCTATTAAAGCATTTGCCTGCAGAAATAAAAGACCCACGGGGAGTCGCAGATGAGGTCATGTTCCTGCTTAGTCCAGCGTCTAGTCCTTATAGGGAACGAACAGTTGGATCTCTTGAATACATGATCCAGCGATCCGTTGGCGTTGACCAATCGCACGTTCCCCTAGTGACCGGATCAACTGATCCACATATTGCACATGCGATTGGCAAGGCATTGAATGAAGCTCTTCAGGAAATCGGGCCATTACCCGGAGGATGGGGACCATCCAAACTACAAGTTCGTGACCTATCGTCGGACGCCTTCTTCAATAAGCCGGGATTGAACGTGGCCGAAGCTAGTGGAAATCTTGGATCGGCACCTCGTGTAACGATGAATGGCGTGGTGTCTACTTCTGGTGGAGTTCCGGATCCGGTTGGTGGACGATTGTTCTATGCGGCAAACCGTGACGGGACAATTGTCATGCCGGAAAGCATTGGTGGGTTTGAGGACAAGTCGGTATTTGCCGTAGCGCAGGATGCAATTGTTCATGGGGGAGAGAATGTTCGGATTGTCGATGGTGAACCACAGGTTGTCAGACAACGGATTTATAAGCGGATCAATCCCGAAACGAACCAAACCGAAAATATTTGGGTAAGGGACGGTGGTGAACATCTGCACGCCGACTTTGATCCAGATACATGGGAAGTCGTAGATCGTTACTTCTCAACCCTGAACGACCAGGACTTTGCGATACAGAAGTTTGCAGCAGAAAGTGGAGATGCGTTGAGCGCACTCGCTATCGGTCGTACTGATGACAAAGAAGTCCTACATGAAGTCCTCTATGAAATCTTAGCTGACAAGGTTGAAATCAAGAGACTAATGGCGAATGGTGACAAGAATGTGATGCCGGGACGGATGTTTGCTGAGATACCCGTTTCATGGGCCGACTTGTCAGGGAAGGAAAGAACAGGTTTGCGATGGAACCGGGTGCTGGCCGCATGGTTCGATGGTCAGATTCATCCCGCAATGGAAGCACTCGTTCGTGAACCAATGTTCGCCGGATATTTCGGTGACTCTTGGCAACTCTTTCGAGGTACAGAGGCTCTTTATCTCAAGAACTTAGGGGACGACCTCCCCAGTTTGGTTGGGGCCTTCAATTGGAGTGATGCGAATGGTGGAAGGATTATCCAGGAATTGGAAGATCTCGTTATTCATGCCTGGCCGAACAAGGCGCTAGATCCCGGTAATGGATTCGCGCAACTTGCAACAGCGTTTGAGGACCGTAATATTGAAAGGGCTAGGGAGTTGGTTGGCGAACTTCTTCCGGATCTTGCCGAAAAGATTCCGGATAATGGTTGGGAAGATCTCGTGTCCTATGCCAATATTCGTAATAACGCTCACCAAGCACGGACAAGCCATGCGCTTGAGAAGGCAGGATCGGTCACGGCATCGTTCATAGACGACCACCGTATCCGGTCACAGTTCCAAGAAATGGTCGGTACGCTCATACCGTTCTGGTTTGCTGAAGACCTGTATCTGCGTCGGTGGGTTCGTACCCTTGTCCAGAATCCGTTGGCGCTTCGCAATCTCCAACTTACGATCCGTAGTGGGGAACGTGCCGGGTTTATCCAGGAGGACAAGCAGGGCCGCAAGTTCGTGGTTCTGCCGGAGTCTCCTATCACTAATGAGATGTTGGTTGAAACAGCAAGCACGGTTCCACTAGTGGGTAAGTATCTTGCTGGTGTTGGCGGGCTGGTGGCCGGTGGGCAGACATTCAGGTTGGACAAGTTGATGCCGGGATACGACCTCGACACGGTAGGTCGCCCACAGGTCGGCCCGTTCCTCTCCTACCCGATGTCTCTGTTGACTATCGCAGACCCGACTCTGTTTCACGACATCAGCCCGTTCATGCAGGAGAAGTATTCCTATGTGAGCGACAAGGTTCAGAACAGTCGTAAACACGATATCGCAGATGCGTTTATGCCGTATCCGATTTCGCAGGCAATGGTGATGCTCGATACTTGGCATTGGAACAAAGACGAACAACTTGCATCGGCACAGATCGCAGCAGTCAAGTTACGGGCTGCTACTGGCAGGATGCCGACACAGGATCAGATTGCCGACAAGGACAACTCCGAGGTATTTAGCGAGGAGTTCTTGGAACAGCTCGACCATGAGGCGTGGGCCATTATGGGTATGCGATTCTTCACATGGTTCGTGGGAACAGGGCAGGGCACGTTGGAAGACCTGCGATTCGGTGATGCCTGGGATTGGAACGCCGAGTTCCATTGGTATGTCAAGAAGGGGTGGTCATACGAC